CTATTCGCAGTTGTTCTTCTTTAGTTTCTGCTCTATCTATGTTTAATACTCTGGCTCTGGCTTCAGCTTTTAATATAGATATTTTATCTTGCATTGCAATTCTTTTTAATTTATCTGTTGGTTGATTTTTATATTCAGCACTGCGCATAAAATTAAAAAGTCTATCCTCTACAAAATCCCCCATTTGCTCTCTAAGTTCATTACTCATGGGAGCATCTAGTCGTATTTTACGGGGTGCTATCTCCATATAATCAAACTGAAGTCTATCAAGTTCTCTTTCAATAGCTGTTCTGCGTTGAAGGGGATTGAATCCTGTTAGCTGTTTAATAAA